TCTGATGGCATCGGTAAAAATACAGAGTATGGCAAGGAAATCTTGTCGCAGAACGGCGCAGTCGTTGAAGACGCGCTACGCATTAAACTTGGAAAGGTCGATTGGCTGTTTGTTTTAGCCGGCGGGGGTGGCGGAACTGGAAGTTCTGTGACTGCATTACAGCCTGTGTTTGATCGCTACCTGCGTTCCGTCCAAGCTTCGGGACAGGTCGTTTACATTGTTTCTTGGCCAACAGCACAAGAAAACCTTAACCCCACAATCGCTCGCAACGCGTTAACGCTGGCAAACGATGTAGCCAAGCACCCGCACATCATTCTTGATAACGAGCGCGCCACACGTTTACTTCGCGGCAGAATCGGTATGCTTGGAATGTACCCTGTCGCCAACACACAATTTGCTAAGTCGTTTGCCCAGGTGCTAAAACTCTCCACCGAGGATTCACCGATCCAATCTTTCGATAGTAAAGATCTGGAAACCTGCTTGGGCAACGACGGGAGAGCCTTTCTCGGCTCAACCATGATAAAAGACCCAAATACTGGAAAGCTTGGATCGGTGATCCTACACAACTGTATGAATCGGTCTGCCTGCCCGCCACCTAAAGGGAAAGCCGCTGCCGGCTCCCTAATCTTGGTAGCGTCAGAGGAAATGGTGGCAGATCCAAGAGTCAGTAAAAATATTGAGTCGGCAATCGCTTATGTTGGCGGTCGATGCGAGACACTATTCTCTGGCGTTTACGTGCGAAAGAATGTGCCTGGATTGATTGCGATACTAAGTATGAATGGATTAGCGACATAAGGAATAATGAAATGAAAATCACAAAAACGCAACTTAAACAGATTATCAAGGAAGAGCTTGGAAGGGTTCTGAATGAGATAAGTCCCGAGAGGCAAGAACAGAACGAACTGTATCATGCTATGGTGGAAGAATTAATTTCGCTAGTGAATGAAGAGGGGCAGATGACTCCCCAAGATGCACTAGTTAAACTAGCCCCAAGAGTAAAGAAAGCTCCAGAACAATTATCTGGGATATTTAAAGAAATTATGAACCAACTTTCTTATAGTCAAACACTTGGAGATCCTAGGATGGGCGGCGGTGTGCAGGTTTTTAAAGGTGGAGAATATATTGGACCAGTTGCCGATAGCGGCGAAGAACAGTTCGCTGATGATGGACGCCAAGTAAGGTGAAAATCATTGCGATACTAAGTATGAATGGATTAGCGACGTAAAGGAAAACAAATATGAATTATGTACAAGGAAAATTAGATAGATTAGTAGAGAAAGCAATTTCTCGCAAGTTTATGGTTTGGTTGACGGCAACAGGTCTGTTGGCGTTTTCTGATTTAACATCTGGCGATTGGGTCATGATTTCGGCTATTTATATTGGTGGTCAGGCTATTATTGATGGCATTGCTCGAATGAAAGGTGTGTGATGATTAAAGTTGACTGGCTTAAAGTTTTGGGGTTCATAAAGAAAAACTGGAAAGAAATAACAATTATTGTTCTTTTACTTGCAGTTATTGGCAAAATGCGTTATGATTACAAACAACTTGAGAATACTTATGAAGCTAGTCAGCAATCTCTTCAAAATCAAATCGACGGCTTACAAGAAATACACGCCGAAGAATTAGAAAGAAAAGAACACGCATTGCGAACTTATCGCGATGCACTAGAATTATTGGAGAGAGAATATGACCAAGAAAGAGATCAAATTGAGGTGGTGGTTGAGGAGAGAATTGTTGAAATTGAAACAACGATCGACAACCGAAGACAATTTACCGAAAACAAAGAAGAACTCGCAGAACAAGTAACAGATACATTCGGATTTCAGTATGTTCCTTAAAGCATTGTTATTATCTACGCTGGCTTACGCAGAGCCGCCGCAGTTTACTATTCTTGGTGAAAACGAACCAGCACCCTTTGAGGGTGTTTTATTCAATAAAAGGGGCATCGCCGAGTTGTTGGTTATGCCCGATGAATATAGAATGGGCTGCGACCTAGAAATTGAATACCAGATAGATATACAAGCTACAGAGTTCCATCTTGAACGTCAAAACTTTCAAATTCGTTTAGACGCGCTTACTAAAGAATACGATTTACGCATTGAACAAAAAGACATCGAGATCGCAGCGTTGCAAGAGGCAATGCTGAATCAGTCACCAAACAACAAGTTGTGGTGGTTTGCTGGCGGTGTTGCTGCTGGGGTTGTGACCACATACGCGGCGTACAGGATGTTTAATGAGTAAAGATCCAGACAAAATTGCTAGAATTGAAAAAGCCATTGCCGATAAGTATGGTAAGGAGACAGTCCAGAACCCAAAGGGTAACTGGAACGAAGAGAAGGAAAAAGATTATCTTAAGCAGTCCAAAGAATTTTACAAGAAGCAAAGTAAAAACGAAGAGTGGCAAGAAAAAGTAGATGTTAATGGTATTAAGATCTCAAAAAAACTACTTAATAGAGAATCTTTAAAAAGTTGTCCTGTTTGTGGGTCTTTCCCGAGGAAGTCTACGGATGACATTTACCTTGTCAAATTTGAATGTTGCAGTCAATGTTATTTTCAATATGTTGAGGGAAGAGAAGAAAGATGGCTAAAAGGATGGAGACCAAACGATGGCATCAATTTATGAAATAGTACAGGGATTAGCACAAGCCGCCGCCAATGCCTATGACGGCGCACTTGGCGAGGATTATGAGCCTGCTAAAGACGGCATATTACGCCGTGAAGAAGGTAACGCTTTAATTGATCAGCGCGTTATGGATGGCTTTAATGTTAAGTTTATTGGAAACATGATGTGTTTAAGTTATCACTCTGAGATTAAACTTAAAGAAGTTTATGACTCTGGTTTTGAATCTGATATTGATCAGCGACTCACTGATATTAAGGGCTGGATTGTAAAGGAGTATAAGCGCATCACCGGTAAATCTGTTTCTCTCTCTGAAGAAGGCGAGGTTGATGTGTTTGTTGAAAATTCCTCTCGCGTTCGCTGTTGGGTTACCGCTAAGAAACACTACAAGATTGGTGGACTCTCTAAAGATATGAACGTTAATAATGATGGCTCCATTGATCCAGTCGGTCCTAGCTGGAAAACATTTTTAGAGCAAGGCGGCTGGGGTACGCGCCCTGATAATGATACGAGACCCAAGTCACAAGATGATTAATGAGTTTTCAATTATCAAAGCAAGAAAAAGTAAAAGAGATACTTAAGTGTGGAAAAGATCCCTCCTACTTCCTCAATAACTACGCAAGAATATCGCACCCATTACATGGACTTATTCTTTTTAACACTTTCGACTTCCAAGATGAGCTTCTCAAAGATTTTAATGATTACCGTTTTAACGTTATTCTAAAAGCTCGCCAGCTAGGTATCTCAACTGTCACCGCAGGCTACATTGTGTGGATGATGTTATTTCATCGCGATAAGGCCATTCTTGTTATGGCAACCAAGTTTGCGACAGCAGGAAACTTGGTTAAGAAAGTTAAGAATATTATGCGGAATGTCCCCGATTGGCTGAAGATTGCTAAGATTAGTGTAGACAACCGCACATCGTTTGAGCTATCTAATGGCTCCTCGATTAAAGCAGCTTCAACGTCTGGTGATGCTGGTCGTTCGGAGGCGTTGTCTCTTCTTGTATTAGACGAGGCTGCACATATCGATGGCTTAGAGGAATTATGGACAGGCTTGTATCCCACGCTATCGACGGGTGGTCGTTGCATTGCACTGTCGACACCCAATGGTGTGGGTAACTGGTTTCATAAGACATGCACAGATTCAGAAGCCGGCTCGAACAACTTTAACTTAACTACGCTTATGTGGAATGTCCATCCTGATCGTGATCAAGAATGGTACAAGAAAGAAACTAAAAACATGTCCAAGCGACAGATTGCTCAAGAGCTTGAATGTAATTTCAACACGTCTGGTGAAACTGTTATCGAGCCAGAATGTATGGAATGGATGTTGACGACCATTCGCGATCCTAAATATAGAACTGGTTTTGATCGTAATTTTTGGATTTTTGAAGAGTTCGATCCAACCTGCAATTATCTTTTAGTAGCTGATGTTTCTCGTGGAGATGGCGCCGATTTCTCCACTTTTCATATTCTTAAATTAGAAACTCTTGAGGTAGTTGGAGAATATCAAGGAAAGCCTACATTAGATATGTATGCAAACATGCTTAATAGTGTAGGTAAAGAGTTTGGTAATTGCATGATTGTAGTTGAGAATAATAATATAGGATATTCCGTTCTAACAAAGTTGATTGATGATTATCAATACCCGAATGTTTATCATTCCATTAAATCAACACATGAATATATTGAACAACATCAAGCGGAGATAAGAAACTCGGCAGTTCCTGGCTTTACCACCTCAATGAAGACGCGCCCGCTCATCGTAGCCAAATTAGAGGAGTTTATCAGAAACAAACTAATTACCATATATTCTTCTCGTACAGTCAATGAGATGAAAACTTTTATTTGGAGGAATGGTAAACCACAAGCAATGAAAGGCTATAATGATGATTTAATTATGGCGCTTGCAATAGGGTGCTGGGTTAGAGACACTGCACTACAAGTAAATGCGCGAGATTTAAATTATCAAAAAGCTTTTATTAATGCAATTTATACCACAAAGACCACTATGAATACACAAATCAAAGGACAATCTGGCTACAAGAGAAACGAATTGTTTGATAAAATGACCGAAGCGGACAAAATGTATAAACAATATAAATGGATTATAAAGTGAGAAACTAGATGGCACCAAAAACACCAAAACAAGGTAAGAACCCGGCTAACAGACAATCTGAATTATTTAAAAGATTGACTAGACTGTTTTCTGGACCGATTATTAATTATCGCTCTCAGACCGGTCGTCGTATTAGACGCCAACATTTAGACAAATTTGCATCTCGTTTCAAAAGTGCATCGGGACAGCAGTTTAAAAAGTCTCTTTATAATCCTTTAGATACGGTGGCGGCAAATGCGATTGGCAACCAACGTAGAACAGAGCGTTATGTTGATTTTGATCAAATGGAGTACACTCCAGAAATTGCATCGACATTAGATATTTATGCTGATGAAATGACCACATATTCAAGCTTGCGTCCAATGATAAATATTAGCTGTCCTAATGAAGAAATCAGAGCAGTGCTGGGAATTTTATATGATCAGGTTTTAAACGTTCAGTATAACCTTTTTGGCTGGGCCCGCACAATGTGCAAGTATGGAGATTTCTTTTTGTATTTAGATATCGATGATAACTTTGGAGTTCAATCGGTCATCTCTCTACCTATTCAAGAAATTGAAAGACTTGAAGGAATGGATGCCACCAATCCTAACTATATCCAGTATCAGTGGAATTCTGCTGGAATGACATTTGAGAACTGGCAGGTAGCGCACTTTCGTATCTTAGGTAATGATAAGTATGCTCCTTATGGAACATCTATTCTTGAACCTGCTCGTCGTATTTGGCGACAACTTACGCTTATGGAAGATGCGATGTTGGCATATCGCGTGATACGGTCTTCTGAACGCAGAGTGTTTAAGATTGATGTCGGCGCTATTCCGCCCAATGAAGTCGAACAGTATATGGAAAAAATTGTAACTCAACTAAAAAGACACTCAGTTGTTGATTCAAAAACAGGACATATTGATTTGCGCTACAATCCCATGTCTAT